GGGATTCAATCTCATCTGCTATAAGTCCAGCGATGATTCGAAACTCCTCAAGCTGCTCTAACATTCCAACCAACTCATCCATCTCCTCATCAGATAGAGGAGACCCGTTGAGCCATTGAATTATAACTTCATTGGGTACTTCATTTTCTACTGCGTCGCATATTTCTTCGACGATTTCTTGAAGGTTTAAATTTTCCATGCTGTTCCTCCCATCTTTGTATGTCTGAGGGTATATTATTATTTTGATTCTTAACAGTGATAATTCGAACTGATGTTCTCATTCTTCGTTCTTCCCATCTAATTACAGTACGAAGAACTATAGACCATCCAGAAAAATTACTAGACGACCTTCGTTCTATTATTGCTCCAGCTATAACTTCTTTAAGACACCAATCCTCATTTACTGTATCTGTATCATAATCCTTTGAAAATGATTCTCTCTTTTCTTTGGGTATATAATTGGGATCCATCCAAAACGGTCTTCGTGGTGCAGACGGATTCATATCTATCTCATCCACAAAATCATTTGAGGGTGTCATTGGTATATTTGATAATTGTCTACTATCTACTTGTTGTACTGCATTCCATTTTCCTGTGCGGCTCATCCTTGAGTTCCTTATTCTTAATATTTCGGTTAACTAGAACTTTACAAATCCTTCTCTTCTCCATAACTAATAGTCACTCTCCCGGAGGAGGGGCGTGCTACGCAGTTTCCGCACGCCCCGGAGGAGGGAGGCTATCTATCTCTTTTTCTTCTTTACGATGTCTGAACATGAGCCATATCCATACTAAATAAGCAGGAATAAGTGGAAGTTGAGTACCAACCGTGATACCAACTGTAGAATCAATCATGGTAGAGTCGCATAAACAACCAAGTAGATCACTTAATGTATTACCTATACCACCACCAATAATAGCACCCAACATGATGCAAAGTTTTTGGGATGTCCTACCATTGCATGACCTTTCAATCATACTTTCAAGACAAGTCAATCCCCAAATAACACCCGCAACCAATACGAGGTTGTCGATGATACCGAAGATGAGTCCATTTGTTAATAGTTCATACCAATTCATGGCTTCACCTCCTCCCATCGGTCTCTCATTGCTTGGATAGCCTCTTCAGGTATATTATGAATACTTCCAAAACTATTTTGGCACTCTATAATAGAAATATGATAATTATTATTATTAGCGAGTACTAAATAAGGATCAACTTCCCATTGTTGTGAAAATGTATTACTTACGACTATGAAGTCTACATCATCTTCCATACTCTGGTGGGTCATATCTTGGCACCACTTGTGTGCTTCCCCAATAAGTTCAGGTTTATACAGATAGACACCTTGTTTACTCATGAAGTACTGGTCTGCTTCATAATGAGCAAACTCAAGGTCACATATTGGAATATCATCACCTTGTTTCTTCCCTTGCCCTATATAACTGGCTAGTGTTGACTTACCTGAACCAGGCAGTCCTCTTATTATTATAAGCATCTGCATCACTTCACCTCCTGTATAGTTACTAGGAGGTCACCTATTCTTTGTTGATGTACTTTAATGTTTACATCATCAGGAAATGTATAATGAGTAGTACAATCACCAGGTCTTGAGTACTCCCAAGAACCATAAGAACGAACAATAAGATATTCAACAAGGCCATCATACTTAGGAACTAAAATCATTGTCTCCTCTAGACAATCTTTATGAATAACATCTTTACCGTTATAACATGTACATTCAACGAGTCCACAATTAGGACAACACTTGTCATCGTTCTCCCATCCTTGGTGATGAAGTGGTAACTTCCCTCCACCACCACATGTTTCACACAGTTCATCAACTGTGTCATTAGGACAACCATCAGAACCACTTCCATTACATGCAGGACATGTTTGTGGTTTACCATGATGGGGACGAGACGAGAACAGGTCAGGGTCTTTAGCAGTATCAACAATAGCCTTAATAAATCTTTTAAACATAACTGATTTCTCCATGTTTAAGGTTGACAATAGGTTGCGTTAATTACATTAATTAACATCAACAACCAAATGTATACTCTCCATTTCGAGATAGAAAGTATACATTTCGAGATTGGTGTCGGACACCGGGAAAAAAAGAGAGATACGATGCCCTGTTGGGCACCGCACTCTCATCCCAGTTACATCTGGGAACCACCACCACCATCACAATCGTCATCGGGGATGAATCGTTCAATACAGCGGACAATGTCCCACTCCTCGTTGGTGTCATCAACGAGGTTAATCTTCACGCCACTGTACTTACCTTTGGATGAACGGAAGATTTTAGGTACAAGTGATACGACAGTGGCTTCACCACTACCTTTAGCGTTATCCCACTTGATACGCTTCTCGGTACGTTCGCAGATTGTGTGCTCTACCAAGACGTTGAACGGCACGCCATCGTCATCTACACAGGTGTGAACTCTCATACCCAAGGGTTGAGGAGTTCCACCCGCAATGCTGATTGTGTCGTCCGTTACGACAGTTGCTGCTCCCATACTATCGACACTCCCCAAAGTAACTTTCTTTACGGCTTCATTTGCCATAAGACACCTAACTTTCCCACTCTACTTGAGTGAATATGATAGCCCGCACCATCGCGAACTACGGTAGGGGGATCACGTGGAACGAGCACGGTTGAAAGATTCCCGTCTTTCAACCGTAAAGATAAGCCGGGCGACGCTCTGCTCGCCCGTCCTTATCTCGTTCCACCCCTACCGTTCGCGCTGGTGTGGCTATCTGACTCAAGTAGTGGGGAAGTTAGTCGACATGGCAACGAAGCCGTATCCAAAGTCACGGGGGGTGTCGATAGGATGCGCAACTAGTAACGGACACACAATCATCGCCTAATAGGTGGTGGTGGCTCAAGGTCAACTGGTGATAGACACCCCGAAGGCCCCTGGCTTCGGAGGTGATTTAGTAAGGAAAGGGCAATCCTGTCTAGGAATTCTCTCTTTTAAACTTTTGTACCACATGCGATCCGGGTATGTACCACATGAACGGGTTCAAAATACCCCCCTTACACCCTCAATAACCCCCCTTTTTGTCTTTGTACCGGGTGATCCAGGTATTTTTAAAAGCTAAAACATAAGAGTAATATATATATAAGAGTGAAAATAGTCCGGTACATGTGGTTCATGCGGTACACTACCCCTATGATCGTCTCAATACTCATGCCAGCGTACAATACAGCCCCTTTTATCAGGGAAGCGGTGCAATCATGCCTGGATCAGACCTACCCACTCTTCGAATTAATCATATCCAACGACGGATCCACCGATCATACCCTAGATATCTTGGCTCAGTTCAACGATCCACGGATAATGATCCTCAATAACCCCCATTCTGGGTACTCGGGAGCATTTAATCGGGCTTTGGAGAGCTCATGTGGCGATATCATAGCTCGAATGGACTCAGACGACCTTCAAGATCCCACCAGAATCGAGAAGTCGGTGGATATGCTGCTTGATTACCCCGATATACCCATAACTACCTGTAGAATGGTGGGCTTACTAGAGAATGGGAACACATTTAATTATGTGAATGGGAAAATGGATTCATATCTCTATGCCACCACTACAGATAGGGGATTTCCTGTTAATGCCTCCATAGTTGCCTATAAAGAAGTCTATGACAAGATAGGAGGCTTCGATGAATCTCTCGTAACAGCGGGAGACGGGGATTGGAACTTCCGTACCTTACATCATTACACGGAATGGAGCCTAGTGGACGAATACCTTTACATTTATAGAAGACACCCTGACCAATTAACACAGAGAGTACCCGGTAAAGGCAGGGAAATACACAATCGGTCCAAAGAAAAATTCCTTCGAGACTCTAAAAGTGGGGGGTTTACCCCCCCAACTCTGGCTTAGGTACTTCCACAACCTCTTTGGTTTCAGAGCAATAGAGAGCATACCCTTCGCCCTTCCTCCACACATCCCATATCATACTCTCGGAGTCTACCATCTCATCTCCATCCTTGTACTTAGTGCGTAGTAAAGCCCAGAGTATTTTTGGATCTGCGTCTTTCGGGCTTTGATAATTCTTGTCCATAAGCATTGTAAAAAAGTAGTACGATCCCTCGCAAACTATATCTGGATGTAGAGGTTCACCTCCGCATTTGGATTGGTATAAGTCATATTCATACATATCTATTATCAGTCCTTCCTGTGACTAGCACAAGTCTTCAAAACTTTTTCTGAGGCTCAAACCTTTTAAGCCTCTCTTGCCACCATGAGGTCGATGTCGATTTACGGACCAACTACTTTGTGTTTCTATTTTTATCGTCAATTGATTCCTTGCAATATGAAGATTCTTTATCGAGTTCTTTTTCAACCAATCGTTCCATTGTAACCACAACAAATCGGTGGCTACAAACCCCCCTCCAATCTTAATAAACCTTTCCTCTAAGAAGTAGTCAAACGGATTATTCTGCAAGTGATACATTTGCATCGTATCTTTTGCTCTCTCAGACAAGGGGAACATCTCTTTAGAATTTTCAAGTTTTATTGCCCCTTCAACAGCCCACGCTGCGATTCCTTGTAACTCAGAAATAAGTGTATCAATCAGATAGATATCCTCCTTACCCTCGAAACTAACATCAAAAGGCAACACAATCATTTTACTACTAAGCCCCCTACCTTTATTAGGTAATTGGGGAATCTCATTTGCTTGCACTATGGGTGCTGCATTTACAATAACATTTCTCATCTGTCTTTTAAATTTTACATTCACAGTGACGGGGTCTTGACCTATGATGTTCTTTAGGACTCTCGTTGCTCTCTCACCTTCCTTACCTGTTAGTTCGCTAACCTCACTAATACAAAGCACTCTAGAATGCTCCAGACCATCGAGCCCAAAATCGTTACTGAGGTCATCGAGACTGCTGTTCATGAAAGCATCTCTACCCAACAATCGTTGCAAGACCTTACTGATAGTCCCCTTCCCACTTCTTACCTTTCCATACATGAGCAACCATCGTGCGTGTCTCCTATGATTCATCAAGCAATAACCCATCCACCTCTGCAACAACTCTATCCATTCTGGATCGTTTTTGCTCCACTCATCTAGGCATTGCATCCATCGAGGGCACGGAGAACCATCTACAAAACTCACAGGGAGAACTACCGGGTCAAACCAATCTTCGTTCCTGTCATGCACCTCCCCACTCTTCGCATCAAACAATACATCTTGAAAGGAAATAACACTTCCGGGATCTTTACTTGGTTCGTTCAGCCACACAGGTATTTTTGAGTGGGGCATTCTAACTCTCGCTGATAACCCTCTAACAATGTTGTCGATCTTTTGCTTGTTCGGTGCGAGTCTTCTCATACGAGGCATGCCGTCAGCACCTATCTCTTGATAATATGCATCTTGGAGTTCGTTCCAACAGAGATCTTCTATCCATTCCGAATCTCTTCTTGTCCATGTGTCACCGTACCACTGATAAAAATCACCACGGAAAGACCACAATCCACTCTTACCAGAAGGTGTTCTAAAAACACTCCTAAGTAATGCGTCAGCGACTTTCATAGGTTCTGAAGAAGTTAGTGGTTGGTCTTGAGTTCCAACGGTCATTCGTGTATCCTTATATTTATGTGCATTAGAAAGAAACCCACTCATAGTTTCAAGTACGGTTCGATTCAGGATACGATTTCGAATAGCCCCTTAAGGAGTATAGCATAAAATGTCAGTAAGATACGCACCAGACGGTCGAAAAATTCATTACAAGGACAGCGATCCCTGGGCGGGTGGAGTTTATGAATCCCACGCCTCTCACTCCAAACGGGTAAGAACCAAGAAGGCAGAAAGAGCAGGTGTTTCATATGAAGCATATCCTGAATGGGCTAGAGCTGAAAAAGCTTCAGCGGCTGCTGCATCAAAGAGAGCACAACTTAATGCTAAACTAGCTAGACTACAAAGAGCAAAGGATCTTGATGCTTATAAGAGAGCGATGAATGAACTAGCAGCAAAATCCGGAAAAAATCTTAGGTACCCTAGACACGCAAGAGATGGTGGTTACGGTTTAGATGATTATGTTTCCCCCGCAACAAAAAGAACACGGGGGAGATACTTCAAAAGAACAGGACAATGGAATGAACGTTGGGGAGAAAATCCCAACATAGCCCCTCCAACAATGCAAGAACCTGCTCCTATTGCTCAAACAAGTCCAGCCCTCACGAATTATCATAGAGACAATCTGTGGAGTGGGGACATATCACAAGGCTCCTTCGGTCCGATAGGCGGCTATCAACCTTATTCTGTAAAACCAACTGCGACCCCAGACTCAGAATCTATTCCCCCAGATCTCCAGCAACCAGAAGAAGGACAAGCAGCACAAGCTGGTCAGGCTCTAGATAATCTAACCGCTCCTGGAGGAGGTAGCCAATTAACCCCAGAAGATCTCAGTGTTGATCAAGGCTGGGATATACCTTGGTGGATGAAAGTGGGAGGGTTGGCAGCAGGTGGTGAATATGCACGACGAAAAATGAAGGGGTTCCAACCTTCTCCTGCAGCGAGATCAAAGGTAAATTGGGGAGAAGGAAATGTTCGAGCACCTAAGGCGGTTGAAGGTTTAGTACATGCTGGTAAAGGGGTATGGGGTGACACTCAAGCACAAGTGCAAGCAGCCAGAGATCGATTTTCAAAGTATGGTCAAGGGATTAAGGATGCGGCTGGAGCTGTAAAGGACAACTTCTTCGCAAATAGAAATGCAGGGGTGGCTGATGGTCAAAAGCTACTACCTCCTGGACAAGAACGAAAGCTATTACCTCCTCCTCAAGGAAAACTACCTCCAGGACAACCTGGTGATTTTGCTCCAAAAGCTATCACAGGTTATGGTTATTTACCGGGAGACTTTCCGGTTACAAAAGCCGAATGGGACGCAGTCCAACAACGGGGACAATATCCGAAAGACTATCCGGGTAAACGGTTACCATGGGACGCGGTCCCAGGCGAACAATTAAAAACACGAAGCTATAAAGATTTGGGGCTGTCAAAGACGGTTGAAGATTTACCATGGAAAAAACCTCCTGGAAAACTCTCAGGTTTTGATCCCGTTGTAGAAGCAGAGGCAGTCAAAAAATACAATGCCGGAACATCGAATAGGGCTCAGTTTGAAAGCGTTTATCCAGGAGAAGGAAAGTACTGGGACGCGGTCCGGGAAGTAGAATTAAAGCGTGGTAGACAAAGTTTCAAGAAGTGGGCTCAAGCTGGATCCCCACTGGGACCCGAAGGACCGACGACTCACCCACAGCGTTCATGGGCAGGGGACGCACCCCCACCACAACAAAGAAAAGGTGCTAATCGTGCAATAGCAGCTGAAGTTAAAAAAAGACTGACGGGTCAGGTTGTAGAAGCACAAAAGCATGCAAAAAAACTTGCAACCAAAAACAATACAACCGCTGCTAAGGCTAAAGTAACTATAAATAAAACACTTACCAAACTAAATAACTTTGAAAAGATACCAACTGGTGTTAATCCAAGTTCGGTTCCTGCAATAAGTGGTGCAGCGTTAGCGATGGGTATTTCAGTAGCAGAGTTAATAAATACTTATGGAACTAAAGAGGGTGGTAGTTGGACATTTAGAGATCCTAGGAGTAAAGTACTCACCACCGAAGGTTGGGGGATACCAAATAAAGAAACAGGTCAGGGTTATGCGTGGGGTGCTGTAGGAGAAACAGCCCGAGCTTTAATCGGTGCAGGTCAAGGCGGCTACGAAGCATTGGCAAACATGGGACCATATCCAGAATTTGGGATGATGGGGAAACATGATGATTTAGGTACTCAATTTGATACTATGATGAATCTTCCCGGTGAGATCGGGCAAGGTGCGGTAGATATGTACCACGGTATAACAGGTAGCGTTGGTGGGGCGGGGCGTAAAATCGCAGATGCTTGGGTTGGTGATCCCGGTAGTCTTCCTGCACCTACTCCAGAGGAAAGAGAAAGGGCAAAGGCTGAGTATTTAGATCGAGTCTTAGCAGCACAAAATAGATAATATGAGTGAACAATTCTACATAGGATTAGGTTCAGGTATTAAACTTCTCTCGGAAGATTGGTACATAAAAGAGTTTGGGAATATATCAAAGAAGGCATTCCGTTCTTTCTGTAGAGCCCTTAAGGTTCCTATCGTAGAAATTGGTAAGGTCTCCTATGTCGAGATGAACTCATTCCAAATAGCAATGAAAGCTATTACTAGAGTGGGAGAAAAAGACTTCTTTGTGTCTGGATGTTTGTCGGTTTCCAATGGGAAGAAAAGACCTTCAGAGTTAGATTCTGATAAAGTAGCAAAAAATCTAGAACCTATCCTTTGTGAACTATTGGCGTGTAAAGCATTGGGGGGGTTATCTATGACAGCAGAAGCTAAGACCGCTGCAAGAAATGCTGCTGATAGAATGGCTAGGGCGGGAATCGCTGCAATGGCACAAAAGGAACAAGATAAATTCACCAAGAAATCTATAAGGGTATATGGTGACCTAAACTCTCTTCCAAGAAGTATACTAGATGAATATGAACAAGAAAGATTTGATGAAGAACCCGACGCAGGGGATGATCCAGAAAGCCACGGCTGAAGAAGTTATAACTTCTTTTTACGGTTTGAGCGGGGCCGCTGCTGCCATTAGAGCATCAGACTTTGATGTTATGGAAGAGATAACTACCGTTATCCAATTAACACGGGATCCCGATCCTAAGGTAGCATTACCCGCATTAAGACATTTTAGAATCTTAATGAAGGAACTAGTCGCAGCAAATGGTATGATAGGAACCGTTACACAAACGGAGACATCCCCCAATACTAATGTAAGTAGATCGATGTCGTCGTCGGCACTATTAACCAACCTAAGGAGTCAAAATGACAAAATCCAAGACGAAAGTCACAAAGAAAAAAACCACCAAATCCTTGAAGCCCAGGGCAGTAATAAAAAAGGTGGAACTACCAAAACTGGACGAGGAATCAAAAAGAGCAGTAAAGTTGCTAACCCACCTGACAACGATGGAGATGCTTCAATACGCAGGTCCAGCGATTAGAGATTTAGGAATCTACAACATAGATGAGTGGGGTGGTGGATTTAACAATGTTTATAAAGAGATCTTCTCTGCTCTTTTTAATGAAGAGAGAGAACTACACGATTATCTAATTCCTATAGTATTAGAATTAAAAAAGTTTTCAATCTGTGGTCCCGATAAAAAGATGTTGGCTGCGACTATTGCTAGAGTAGGAGCGATGTATGCATTTGCTAACATATCCACCGAGAGGAACCTACCTAAATAATGTTATGGGTTCCTAAAGAGAATAATCCTTTTTACCCTCTTCCTAAGGACTATCCGGAATTAAACGAAGAAGGACAACGACAAGCAAGAGTAAACGCTTGTCGTTTATGGACTGCAAAGGATAAATCCGCAGAGGAAATAGCGGAGGCGTTTGCTGCTTCTATGCGTTTCTTTGATCTTTATTATCTACACGCAGACCACTCAACAGACTTTGATCCTCTTTTCTATGACGACAAACCTTTAGAAACTCCAACCTTCCACTACGACATATTGAAACAGTGGGCATCCTCCCCCCGTAACATTTGTATTGCACCACGGGGTTCTGCCAAATCTTATCTGGTTCGTAAGGCTTGCCTTCTTCGTATGATTTCTCGTCCTATGTTCACAATATTGTATGCGACCTCCACAAACGATAACGCACGAGGTACAGGTCAAGCGTTGAAGGATCAATTCCAACATAACCAAAAATTGCAGGATGATTGGAATCCGGAGTTTCCCGATGGAAGACTAGTACCTAAAAGAGGTGAAGCCCCATTCGGAACTGAGATGATGCAATTAAGAAATGGTAGCTGGCTTCGAGCTATCTCCGCTGAATCAAGACAACGAGGTGGTCGCCCTCGTCGTTATGTATTGGATGACCCAGAATATGACCCAAAAGCATCAACATCAATGTCACTCATCCGACAGTATATGGATGATCTTCTTTTCAAAGTGGTTCTACCTATGGTTATGCGCGCAGGTTGTGGTGTGGATTGGCTGGCTACTTTCGTATCTCGTCGTCACTATGCTTGGCATGCTCTACAAACTGAACAGAATCTTGCGGGAGAACAAGTAGCATCAGACCCACGATTCAACTTATGGTCACGAATGATTGTTCGTGCTGCATACGAGGGAGATAAAGGAGAGTTAATATCCTGTTGGCCCGACATGTGGCCTCCTACAGTAGAAGCCAAAGAAGCAAATCCTCAATGGAAAGATCGAGTCTCCTTAGAAGAAATACGAGAGATCATCGGAACACCTAACTTCCTAGCGGAGTATATGGCTAGACCCGGTGAGGGGGAAGGTGCATACTTCCCCCCACTCTCCAAGGAGAGACACGGTTGGTGGCTTGAGAATGTAGATACCTTAACGGACGAAGACCCCTACAAAAGCAATACCCTTGTGTGTTGGTATTCGGGAGACGAGTTAATAAAGAAAAGAATGTGTGAATTTTTAAGGTTGACTAGGCTCTTTATGACGGTGGATACTTCCTTTACTGCAACAGCAGATTCAGACTTTAAAGTAGCCTGTGTGATGGGTATTAACTCAGATAATGATCTATTCATATTGGATGTGTGGAGTGCCCAATCCAGAGAAGACGAGTTAATTAAACAATGTATGAACTTGGCTGATAAATGGAAAACGCCCACTATCCACGTAGAAGCAATCAAACACGGGTTAGGCATTTATAACACCCTAGATTCCCTAGTAAAAACCAGAGCTAAGGAAATGATGGGCATCTCCCACCTTCCGGGAATCAAGAAGTTAAATCCGGGAATGATAGAGAAAACGACGAAGATAGCATCTCTATCCTTAAGATTTGAACATAACAAGATTAAACTTCCTCTCTGGAAAAATAATACTCCCTTCCGTAGGCTTAAAGATCAAATAGAGCAATTTAATCCCGATGCTAGAGACGGTGGGTTACAACACGATGACGAATTAGACTGTGTTTGTATGTCCCAATTCGTCATCAAAGGGCGATTGAGAAGGGTAAACAAGGTAGATTTACCTGATAAAACTCCCTTGGAAAGACTTAAAGACGGGGAAGTATACGATGAAGAAAGTGGGACTTACATAGCACATGCTATGGATTTTAATAAAATATCTGTTGGGGATATTCAAACTATTTTAGACAGGAGCTTAGAAAATGATTCCGACAAATCCACAAGAATATGAACCTAAAAACTCCGTAGTTGTTCCTTTAGCGTTTTTCGATAAACTAATGAGATGTTACTACGGAACGGGACCTCGTGACGGGGACCCCCAATATCAAGTCGTACCTGAAAGTGCGGCTACAGAAGTCATTACAGAGATGTCTAACTTAAAAGATACTACAATAGAAATGATGACACCTAAAGGTTATCAGGCTAAGGGCGTTGCAGAGAAAAAATTAAAGGCGAAACAAAGTGGCATTAGACACGATAAAACTACCCAAGAACAAGCATGACCTAGCAAGAGTAATTGATGAGCATGCGGATAGAGAAGAATCTAGGTTGTCTTATCGTAGAGTTATGTGGCTTCTTGCATGGCACTACCTGTGCGGAGCTAGACGGTTTGATGTATTTGATCCTCATACAGGAGCATTATCCCCCCACTACTTAGATGAGGAGGGGAACATGGAGTTTCAATCTCAAGAGATGTTGTCATCTATTGACCGTGTCTCTGCGAGATTAGCATCTCTAGACCTAAGACCTAAAGTTATTCGTAAAGGTATATCCTTAAACAGTATCCGTGAACGAGCAATTGGTCAGATTGTTATGGATCATGTTATTGCGAATGACCAATTAGAAACAGTTAAAACTCAATTTGCTCATATATTTACAGCACTAGGTTCTTGTGGTATCGCGGGACACATTACAGATGCTGCAACAATTGGACTAACAGCAGACTTAGAAGTTATCCACCCACGAGAATTATACCCCTTCCCATCTTTAGGAGCAGACTATACAAAGGCTCGTGGAATAATGAGACAACGAACTGTACCTCTAGATTTCCTAGAAGACATGTTCGGTAAGAAGCTTAAGAAGAGTCTTAAAAAGATGGAGTGGTGGGAAGCAAGCATAGGCGAACAAGATGAAGCAAGCGGTGGGGGTGGTGGAGTCAGTGAAAGTGGAAGTGATCTCACCTACCACAGTGATACTAGTCAGTCTGGAGGAACCCCCTCTAAACAACATACTTCCTTAGTTAAGATCCGTGAACTATGGACATATGGAGTGGGGGATACGGTGACAAGGTATGTAGTTACAAGTGGAGAACATGTACTACATGATGAAGAATTTGAAGATCAGGAAGTCTACTGCCCAATCGGTTTTGCAAGGTTTATGGAGAACGGTACATTCCATGGAGCAGGACTTTTTGATTTACTGTTTAGTTTGAATAGAGAAATGGAACGATTGTTAAAGTCTTTATTTAATAACATTAGAGATACAGATAGGTATGGAGTTCTTGTTATGCCTCAGGGTCAATTCAACGACCGTGCTATGCTAAGGGATGTAGGAGGCGGTCTTCGAGTTCTTCCGTTTGAACCAGACCCAGTAGTAGAAACCTTTAGACCTTTTAACATTACACCATATAACGCAGGAGATATTCCCGGTAAGACGGCTGCGTTTGCAAAGGATCTTCTTGACAGGATGAATCCTGTACAAGACCTTATTCGTGAGAAGGGTCGTGTAGATTCTGCGGTAGGGTTATCGTTCCTTGATGAACAAATCAATAAGGCGATGACCAATCCTAGTCGTGGTATAGAGCAAGCGTTCGGAGGTTGTTTCCGTTCAGTTCTTGCTGGCTCTATTAGAACGCTCATTGATAATCCAATAGCCATCCCCGTTTCAGATCTTAATCTTGAGATGGCAGGAGCCATCATTGATGCAGATAAGAGTGAGATTCAGTTCCAAGGAACAAATCCTCTACCTTCCTTAAAGAATGTATCTATCACTATTAAGGAAACCAGCCCTCGTTCGATGGTTGCTCGTAAGACTGAAGCGATGGAGATGTTGAAGGCAGGAATTGCGGATCCAGACACATTCAAACTTCTTGTTCTTAAAGAAGGATTAGACTTTGCTGTTTGGTTGGACGAAGAAAAGTCTGCCTATGATATGGTAGTTCGCAACTGTCTGGTGTTATATGGAGATGGTCAAGATCCGGGTCAAATCATTTTGACCCCCCACACATCTAGACCAGAATTTCAATTAAGAGTTATTATCGCATTTATGTCAGGACCACTAATGGCAGTAGCAAGCACAGAAGTACAAAACGAATTTATAAAACTTAAAGAGTTTATGATGCAGTCAACTGGAGCAATGATGCCAGAAGGTGTACCATCTCCAATGGAAGCTGCTATGATGCAAAACCCACAAGGGGAAATGGAAATGGGCCAAGGTGGTCCAATGCCATTCCCACAACAAGGAGCCATGTAAATGTCTGAAGAAAATACCCCGCAAGAAATACCCCAACCAGAAGTAACTGAAGCACCAACACAACCATCGATGGATCTCGATTCAACTATAAAGGTTGATGGGCAAGAGGTTTCGGTTAGGGAATTAATTAATTCTCGCGATGAAGCAACTAAACTTAAAGAGTATAATGAACAAGCTCGTAAACTTATCGCCCCTAATCAAGGGGGAACTGAAGATAGAGAACAAGCGATTAGATTCCTCATGACACAGGAGGGGTATAGCCCCGAGGATATTAATGAGTATGTTAATTGGTCTTCTGAAATGGAAGAACAACCTCAAGAATTTGAAACCCCTTACGAACCTCAATATGAGGGAGAAATTACAGATGAAGAAATACACCAACAATATTATCAGGAGCAAATGATGCGAGAACAAGAACAACAACGAATGGGTGAGATTGAAGAACGCCAATCTCGTCTAGGTACGGAAATGATGAAGAAAGAAATGTCTACTGCCATAGACAACATTATGGGTTCAAGTAAAGACATCTCCAAGTTGATGGGGGTCTCTGCGGATGAAGAAAATAATCGAGGTGATATCCTTCGTCATGAAGTAGAAAATGCCATGATGGATAGTCTTCGTAGGCGTAGAGCATCAGGGGAAGCATTCAATAATAATTGGTTCACTGAAGAGGCTGGTAATGCAGCCAAAACAGTGTATGATAAATTTCGTTCGGTAATCGGTGATCCAGATAAAATCCAGCGTTCACCGGAAACAGCAACAGAAGATAGTTTGTTTAATAAACCTCCAGTAGATCCTCCTAAGTTTGAGAAGGGTGACGATATGGGTGACATTAATGTCAAATCCCGTGATTGGACACTCGACACTTTACTAAGAGGTGCACAAGAAGGTGCTGCTGGAGGAGAATCGAAAGCTTAAAATTAATTAAGGAAAAATCAAGATGACAGCAGTAGCTAATTCGCTCTTCAATATACATGAAGACCGTATCGAAGAAGTCATCAATAAGAATGTTGAGGTTTTCCTTCCCGGTTTAGATCCTATTTGGCGAGATATTATCTCGACAAGTCAAGGGGTCGGTCCTGTAGATGCACTCGGTCGTGACTTAAAAATACTTAAAGTATTTATGGGTTCAATGGCAGGTGTTCTCGAACAGGGTAAACCACGGAATGATCTCACTCTTTATGGTGACGATACCGATCAACATGGTATCCGATTGTATACACAAAATCTCGATCAAACTTGGCCTTCACCACTAGATGGTCCTAACGCCATGCCTTACCGTCTCGGTATTGGTATGCGTTCCATGATGTCCAACATCATGTTCACTCTTGGTGAATTACAAGCAGAAGCGACTCCCGCCTTTATCGGTGAGATCATTGCTCCTAAACTCGAAGGTTTTGCTCGTAATATTTCTCACACACTCTGTAACTATTGGTATCTAAATCAAGCTGATAACTACCAATTAAGTACAATCACAAGTAAAGTAGCAGTAGTAGACCTTACAGCTACTGTTGGTGGTTATGAAGTCACATTCACTCCCGGAAACGGTGCAGTAGACCGATACTATGTCGGTCAACGAGTTGATGTTTATGACTCCTCATTCACAGTTCGTAAGAATGATAGTGCCGCTGAAGCTTCACAAACTTTAGCTACACGACGATCAACTTATATTTCTCGTGTAGATGAAATGCTAGGTACAGTTACATTAAACTCTACTCACAACCCAGAAACTGACAGTTCAAGTCACTGGGAAGGTGGGGCAATTGCTGACGGTGACCTCGTCGTATATGCAAGTAGTGATCACGCTCTTGGTGGCACAAACGCATCACACGGTTTCGCTGGTGTCAACAGTTGGCTAAAATCTGGTCAAGCGGGTGATGTCAATAATACTCACTTACTTGGTGATGACCGTGATACCGCTAACACAATTAGTGTTAACGACCACCCAGAGTTTAAATCATTTACTAAAGCGAGTGTTGGTGTTCTAACTGAACACAAACTTCGCCAATATTTGCGTCGATTCCACGCAGCCAAAAACAAGTACGGTCAATATATTGACTGCTTGATTGCCAGTGATGGTGTTTGGTTGAACTACGAATCAACGAAAATTGGTCGTGAAATTTTAGATCGTACTGGTCGCCTTTCAAGCGTGACTAGCGAAGGTTCAAATGAAGGCTTCAAATTCACCTTTGATGGTCGTTCATATACTGGTTACACCTCAACTTATGTTGAAGACAACACCGTATATGGAATCCGAAAAGGTGGAAATAACTGGAAACGATATGTTCCACCTTCAATAGCGGGTACAAGCAAGTTTGGTCAAGCAGACGCTGGTGCTCCATTTGAATTCATTGCTGGTGCTCTTACAGGTACTGGTTCGAATAAACTCCCCATTTACAATTCCTCCGGTTCTACCACTCTGGTAACTGAAGGCGTTCAAATGCCTGGTCAAATGCGCATGCAATTGGTTCCTGACCAACCTGCTGGCATGAAGCTAAGCGGGGTTACCCAAGACAAACTTTATAGTGATTATTAATCTCTAAAAGTTTAAGTTAAACATATCCTCCTGTGTTGGGAAGAGGGTCTGCCGAGTATGGTGGGCCCTCTTTCTTTTGGTATACTGATGAAATGGATATAAAAATCACATATGATCCTTACGAGGAAGCAGTAAACACAGGACTTGTGATGGGAGCCCACCACAAGATTCTCCCCGAGAGTGAGTGGCTCAAACACATAAAGAGGGAAACAGGTAGGAAAGACCTATTCATGTACTATCATGAATACACGGAACAATATGTACTTGCTCACTGGATCTACCCTCCTTGGGAGGTTACTAAACCCGTGTGTTTAGAATTAGAATCTATGCCTAAGGCTCCAGACCGTGGCGGGTGGATTCCTACCTATGCGATAAAACTTAGGTGTAAACCTGTAGATATGGAAGAGCAAATGCTCCAGCGTAGATTAAGGTCTCAAGCGGATGCCCGTAATATTGATAGGAAGAAGCGAGAAGACATTGAAAGAAAGTACGAATCTGTTGCATACTTGAAAGGAAAGGGCATGGAATCAGAGGCCCTGTCTTTACAAAATTCTAAGGTTCACTATAGTGAAGAGGGAACTAGTGAGTTAGCCGAAGATCTCAATAATGCAGCCAAAGGACGAATAATTACCAATGCATAGTACTGGATCTATATTAATGACAACCCTTGAGAGGATTCGTACCTTTTTAGACGACCCCTCTCTTGATGCTAAATACGACAACGACTTTCTGGTAAGGCAGATTATTGAGCCGGAGATGGTTAATGTTATCACGGCTATTAATCAAAATAGAGACGAGCCTATACTTTGTAAATTTTCATTGGATGCACTTGGCCTCAATGATACTCATATAGAACTCCCTCCTAATATAGGAATTATTCATAGGATTACCTCGTTAAATGCTGCGGGGGAGGTATTAGATGATATAGCAAAACGAGATGAAACGGATCCTCGTGGACCCGGTTGGCATCTTGACGGTAGAGATTTATATCTTCGCCCCGATTGGACTCCCGATACTGCGGGATACGAGGTTTGGTATACGCCCTCTGGCGACTTTAACCCCCACTACGCCTCTAGTGACGGGACCCTTGCAGCTGATGCGGGTACTCCATTAGTAGTGGATCAGTTAACATTTGCCGCCACCCCAACAGTGGGGGGAATAGACATGCGAGAAAGTGCGTATGTCGGTGGGGTTCTTCGTGTATGGTCCGGTAATAAAACTGTAGTCCAAGAAAGAGTTATCACTTCTTATAACGCAAATACAAAGGTGGTAGTAGTCCGTACTGGTTTTACTACTCCAGTTGTTGCCGGTGAAGTTCAATATGAAATTGTACCTGAGTTTATGGGACAAATTTGGCAAGCAGTTGCACTCGCATCTTCTATGAATCTAGGTGTTGCTCGTAATATTAACGAGAAACACATGGCGTATCTTAAGGAGCAATTTTCCCTTGCCCTTCAAACCGCAGCGAGATTGACATCTGCTAAAGTAGATGAAAAGGGTGTTGCCCCAGAGAACTCTGTTCTTTACACGATGCTCCAAAGAATTCGATGGGGACTTCCAGACCAGATAGAAAAGGAAATGTCAAACGATTACATCATGCGTTCTGTAGTTAATCCTAAACTTGGAGAAGTGATGTCTATGATGGGGGGTCGTAGTGATTCTCAAATAGTTTTACGACATGCTTTAACATTAGCAGTAGATACAGAATATTACATACTTCCTCCTTGTATAGGTAAAGCCCTTAGAATTGCACAACTTACTAATACTGCTAGGAAGGGACTAGTTACTAAAGAGATTCGTCAAAGAGACGAGAACGACCCTCAAGGTAGTGGTTGGGCTATAGAAGGTAATAGACTTTCGATTCGTCCTTATTCTACAGGTACTAGTAGTGATTATTCCATTTGGTATCACCCCAATGGTGACTTCATGCCTCACTACGCTAAAGACGGGGTCCTGTCTGGTTCGAGTAAAACTTTAACTTTAACTAAGAACACTCTATTTTCTAGATTACTAGGCTCGGTTGATAAAAGAGTAAACTCTTACCTTGGTGCAACACTACGGGTATTCGAATCCGATGGTTCAATCTCTGAAAGGGTCATTGTGGGACATAGTGCAGGTAACTCAGATGGATCGGGAACTACAACTGGAACGGTTACAGTTTCTGAAGCGTTTACGACTACAGGTGGACCAGTTACGGTTGCATACGAGATAGTAGCTCCTTGGATGCATACTACAATGTCTGCAGTTGTTGCGAGATCCATATTGGAACTTGTTGCTCTTAAGGGACAAATAAGTGAAGCAGACCTTGCGATTCTTTCTGAGTCTGCTAAATCTGCGATGACCTCTGCAATGATTTCCGTGAGAGAAAGAAACGCCCAAGATATTGTTCCAAACAAAGATTCCTCTCTTCATATGATTCTTGAGAAAACCAAGACCATCCTCGGTGATATTGCAAAGGAACTTGATTACTCTGATGATTATATTTTTAGGCACGGTATCGTACCTGAGTATAGCAGGGTCATATCTAGGATTCAAAATACATCAACGGATTATGTTCAAGAAAAAACTACAATCACATTGGTTAAGGATCAACAGTACTATGAAGTACCTGCGTGTGTTGGAGAGATACTCAGAATTGTAACTACATTTGATGATGGGAGACTTAAAACAGAAATGATGCCTAGAGGACAATATAATCCTAAAGGTCCAAATTGGAGTATGGAAGGTAATATGCTTTCCATTAGACCTTTCCCGCAAGCAGCAGAAAACATGGAGATATGGTTTATTCCTTCTACAGATGTTAAACCCCACTATGCTGAGGATGGAGTTATAGACGCAGGTACAGAATTTACTTTATCTGCTGGGGGTTGGGATTCTCAAATACTGGGAGATCTTGATCGTAGAGAAAGTTCCTATGTAGGATGTACCCTTAGACTTATAGGTAGAGAACATGGTAGGGTTCAAGAAAGAATTATTACCACACATACTGCACTGTCCAATCCCCCCGAGGTTACCTTTAGATCACCATTTACAGATCTAGAGATTATAAATGGTACGGTTTCTTATGAGATAGTGCCTATCCACTTTAATGCAGTATCTGAAGCAGTTGCTCAAGGTGCAGCAATGAATCTACTTGTATCTGCAAGAAGAGTTACTAAAGCACAACATCTAATGTTAATGACAAACTTCAAGTCTGCGATGAAGACTGCAATGGATAACTTTACATTTAAGCAGAATCGAATGCCTAAGAAGTATGAACGAGATACCGTAGACAATAAAAATCGTTACGGTGGACTCTATGGCATTCGGTAGTACAACTCCTTCAGTAGACGAAAGAACCCAACAACTTATATGGGACTTATCCTATTCTCCTAAACTATCTGATGCTGAACGCAAAGCACAAGAGGTAGGATTTAAACAAGAGAATGAGTGGGGTGGCTATCCTTTTGTTGTTTCTCTGAATCGTTACGGTAAAGACTTATCAAATGACTTCCAAGATATATTCTTAGGACTAAATAAAACATTTGCTATAGATATGCACAACCCAAATATAATTATTGACATGCCAGACTTTGGAGAGATGGGTCCAATCGGACCAAGAGGTGATCGAGGTGATACGGGACCACAAGGACCTGATGGCATTTATGGTCCACCGGGAGATGCGGGAGAACGGGGTCCTACTGGCGATACGGGAGATCAGGGTCCCCCAGGTCCCGATGGTATTGATGGACCAATCGGTCCAACGGGTCCTACTGGTTCTACTGGACCAACAGGACCAACAGGGGATACTGGTTCAACGGGTGTTCTAACTGGACCGACGGGTCCAACGGGTCCAACTACTGGACCGACCGGACCTACTGGACCAACCGGAGATACAGGTTCTACCGGATGTGTCCCGTATTGTTCAGGAATAATATCGTCGTAGGAGAAACATGGAACCGAATTCGGTCATAAATTATTTAAATTACGACTACTCTTTATCTAGTCGAATGGTTGAAGAACAAACTAAAGGATTTGGCTCATCGAGGGAACAAGACTCACCTTTAAAAGGAAGATTCGGACAACCCTTTCAATATTTTCAAATAGGCCCTTCGTGGGCTTCTGCTACTCAAATTAGTAAGTTAGAAACCACGACCGTTCCTTCTATGGCATCCCAAATTCCAGAAGATGAAGAAATTGAAGGATTGGAGGGTCTACTGGGACCAAAAGGATATCTGGGACCGATAGGAACTATCGGAGAAGGGGGTGATGAATCAAATCAAGGCCCTAGTGGACCAACAGGACCTGATGGCATTGAGGGTAAACAGGGGACAATTGGACCACGCGGAGATGCTGGATTTGCTGGTGGTGAGGGGACAATTGGAGATCGGGGTGAAGAAGCAGCAAATGCTACAGGACCACGAGGAGATACTGGACCGGGACCATCGGGACCCACGGGACCGGGGATAACTGGAGACACCGGAGTTACAACAGGAG